ACCAATCAAGATAAATAATACAATACCTAAAGGCGTATTTCAAAGGGACTTTTTTGCATCTATCGTTAAGATGTTCAATCTGTACGTAACAGAAGATAAAGATAAAACAAAGCACCTGAACATAGAGCCATATATTGACTACTACGACACGGCAGGTACAAAATTGGACTGGACTTACAAAGTAGACCATAGTCAGGTGATAAGGCTTAAACCAATGTCAGAACTCAATGGAAGATACTTTGAGTTCAAGTATAAATCTGATAACGATTACTACAACGAACAATACTTTAAAAAGTATGCTCAATCCTATGGAGATTTCCTTGAGGATACGGGTTATGAGTTCGCTAACGAAAAACAGACGGCAGAAGTAATATTTGCTTCTACTCCATTGGTAGGCTATACAGGAGAAGATAAAGTTTATAGCACTATCCTGAAGCTAAGTAATACGAACGTTGAAGATAAGACGGAGCATACCATCCGCATCCTTCAAGCTAAAAAGATAACAGGCGTAACTTCTTATTCAATTAAGAACGGAGCGACAACGCTTACAAGTTTAACAGATTACGGATATGCTGGGCATTTGAATGACCCTGACAATCCTACATCCGATATCAATTTCGGAGCACCAAAGGAACTGTTCTTTGTACTTGCTACGGCTTACCCTTCAGCGAATCTTTATAACGGATTCTGGTCTGAGAATATCGCAGAGATAACTGATAAGGATAGCAAACTGCTGACCTGCAATGTACTGCTAAAGGAATCAGATATCTTCGGTCTTGACTTCAGTAAACTGGTATACATTAATGGCAGCCTTTGGAGAATAAATAAGATAATGGATTACAACCCTATAGACCGAAGCACTACAAAGGTTGAGTTTTTAAAAGTAATTGAATTAACATACGCATAAAAGATGGCACAGGAAATTGTAGGTATAAAGGTTGAAGTTGATAGTAGTGATGTCGGTAAATCGGTTGGTGAGTTACGGCAAGAGATTGCTAAAACTACTGCCGAGGTTGATAAATTATCAAAGCAGTATGGCGAGAGCAGCAAGGAAGCACAAGCAGCACAAAAGAGGCTTCAGCAACTTCAGCAATTAACTAACCAAAAAATTGAGCAGCAAAATCAGTTTATTGATAATGCTGCTAAATCCGTAACTGCACTTTCTGCTGCTTATGGAGGTGTTCAAGGAGCACTTGAATTAACCGGGTTAGCAGGCGAGGATACTATAAAACAACTTGCTAAAATACAATCTGCTTTAGCTATTGGAGATGCCGTACAGAATCTTGCAGAATTTCGTGGTGCTATCGTTAGCACGTTTGCTTCCTTAGGTAAATCCGCAAAAGCAGCATTTAATACGATAAAAGCAAGTATAGGCTCTACAGGTATCGGTCTGCTTGTTATCGCAGTCGGAACATTGGTAGCTTATTGGGATGATATCAAAGAGGCAGTTTTCGGTGTAAGCGAAGAACAAAAAAAGCTAAACGAGCAGGTTAAAAAGAACCTTGAGGCAGAACAAAGTAAACTGGATGCAATCGGCGAACAGGATAATATTTTGAAGCTACAAGGGAAAAGCGAAAAGGATATCCTGAATCTAAAGATAGCACAGACAGACCAAACAATACAAGCTGCCGAAGCTAATCTTGAAAGCCTAAGACAACAGAAAAAAATACAGGTTGAAATAGCTGAAAGGAATAAGGAAATCCTGAAAGGTTTACTTAACTTCCTTAGCGTGCCAATTACGGCTATTCTCTTTGCAGTTGATAAAACGAGGGAAGCGTTAGGTCAAACTTCTACTTTATTGGAAGATTATAAAGAAGGACTGGCTAACTTAGTATTTGACCCGAAGAAAGTAGCAGAAGAATCGGATGCTACTATCGAAGAAGCAGAAAAGGGCTTAACTAAATTAAAAAATCAAAGAGCAGGTTTTGTTTTATCTATTCAGCAAATTGATAAAGCCGCATCGGATAAAGCTAAGCAGCAACGTGAACAAGAGATAAAAGATGCTTTAGCACAACAGGAAAGGCTGCGTAAAATAGCAGCAGATTTCAATGCACAAGAGGATAAAATAAACGAGCAAAGAAAGGCTGCGGCTATTGAGGCACAGAAGAAACAGGATGAAGCAGATGCTGCTGAAATGCAACGAATAGCAGATGAAGAGGCTAAAAAAGACAACGAAGCATATGAGAAGCAGAATGCACAGAAGTTAAAGCAGCTTGAACTACAAAAAGCAGTAGATGAAGCAGAATTAAAATCTGCTCAAGAATTGCAAGAAGCTAAATTCCAAGCCGCAAGTTCAGGACTTCAGTTATTAGCTGGACTTATCGGAGAGAATGAAAAAATTGCTAACGCATTGTTCGTAGCAGATAAGGCTTTGGCTATTGGTAAAATCATTGTAGATACTCAGCGTGAAATCGCAGGAATTGCAGCAACAAATGCATTACTCGGCCCAGCAGGTATCCCGATAACGGCTGCTCAGATAACTGCTGCTAAAATTAGGGCAGGTGTAGGTATTGCTACTGTTGCTGCTGCTACTATTGCTAAATTTAAGAAAGGCTCACCTGGTTCTGCCGGGGGTAGCGTACCTGCTCCAAGTGCAGCACCAATAGCACCACCTGCACCACAGGCAGCACTTACGCAGTTAGACCAAACATCTATTAATAGGCTTGGCTCTGCTACCTCAAGAGCCTATGTAGTAGAATCCGATATTACCAATTCACAAGAAAAAATAACAAGAATAAACAGGGCGGCAAGGCTCGGATAAATCATTTAACAATGGAAAAGAAATTACCGATTTTCAATTTAGAAATTACGAACGAAGACGAAAGCGATGTAGAAGTTGACTTCGTGGCATTGGTTGACCGTCCTGCTATTGAGCGGCAGTTCCTTGCCTTCGCTGAAGATAGTTGGAACGATTACCCTGAGGCGGCAGTACAGAATGCTAAAACTGCACTTAGATGGGCAGAAGAAAACGGATGGGGTTCTTGTGGTGAGGCAACTGGGAAATTAAGGGCTAACCAAATCGCAAACAGAGAGAAACTCAGCCGTGAAACCATTGCCCGGATGTCAGCCTTTCAAAGGCATAGGCAGAACGCTGATAAGCCTTTAGGAGACGGATGCGGAAGATTGATGTGGTTAGCATGGGGCGGTGATGAAGGCACTGCCTGCGCAGAACGTAAACTGAAGCAAATAGATAAACAAAGGTTTGCCATTCAGGATGAAGATGAAAGAGTAATATCCGGTCCGCTTATGTTAGCCGATACGCCTATCTACCGCAATGACCAAAACGGAGAATATTATGTACAGTTCAGCAAGGATACGATTAAGCGTATAGCACAGAAGTTCTTCCGCAAAGGTTATCAGCAGAACGTAAACCTTATGCATGATTCAGGAAGTACCGTTGATGGCTTAACTATGTTTGAATCCTTTATCAAAGATTCTAAGCGTGGTATTAAGGCAATGGCAGGTTTTGAAGATGTACCTGACGGCTCATGGTTCGGGTCTTTCAAAGTAGAGAATGAAGATGTATGGAAACTGATAAAAGACGGCAAGGTAAGAGGCTTCTCCGTAGAAGGTGTATTCAATTACAGAAAGACAGGAGAAAAGAATTATCAGGAAATGTGGGAGCAGATTTTATCAATCCTTAGTGAAGTTAAATAACCCATACAAGTGCTATGGCAGAAGCTCGGAGCAATCTGAGCCTTTTCTATTTTGCCTACTGTTAAATCCTTTGCTAATTATGACTAAAATCGTTTTATGACTCCATTGGAAGCAATACAAAAGATTAAGCAGATGTTTGCTGAAGCAGGGGAACTCCCTGTGGCAGAAGCACCTGCGGCAAAGATGGCAGAGGAATCTGCCGAACCTATTGAAGCTGCTAAAGAGTACGTTTTGGAATCAGGCGTTAAAGTCATGATTGACAAACTGGAAATTGGCGGTAAAGTATCTGTAGTAGATGAAGCAGGTCAAATGACTCCTGCTCCTGTAGGCGAACACAAACTTGCTGACGGTACTAAAGTAACCGTTGATGAAGCAGGTATGATTCTTGCCATTGAACTGCCTGAGGCTGAAGTGGTAGAAGAGCAAATGCCTGAGCAACCGCTCGAAGCAGAAATGCCTAAGGAAGAAGACATGATGAAGAAAAAGATTGAAGAGATGCAGAAGCAACTCGATGAAATCAAAATGGCTTACGATGCTAAACTTGCTCAGCAAGACGCAAGGTTCAGCAAAGCTATCAGCGATGTATCAGATATCCTGATTCAACTGATTAATACACCATCTGCTTCCGCTACTGAGCAACCTAAGGACAAGTTTAACGTTCACGTAGAAAGCAAAGACGCAAAACTGGAAAGGTTTTTGCAGTTCGCAAAATCAATCAAATAAATTTTTTAACAAATAAAAACAAAACAAAATGGCATTTAGCGTAGGAACATTGGCTGCCTATACAAAAGAAAATGAAGCACTTCTTGTTGCTTCATCTGTACTCGGTAGCAAAACTGCATCCCTGATTAAAGACCAGGGCAACGTAATGGTAGGCGTAAAATCCGCTGAGACCATCAACATCATGGACACCGATGCAATTTTCCAAGATGGTTCATCTTGTGGATTCAACGCATCAGGTACTACCTCTTTCACTCAGCGTACCGTAACCGTAGGTAAGATTAAGGTTAACGAAGCACTCTGCTTGAAAGACCTTGAGAGCAAGTATCTGCAAAAAGCACTACCTGCTGGTTCTTCTTACGATTCAATGGTTTACTCCGAAGAGTATTCTAAGCGTAAGGCAGCAAAGATTGCTGAGCAACTTGAGAAAACCCTGTGGGTAGGTTCTACTGCTTCAGTAGATGTAAACCTGAACAAGTTTCAAGGTATCACAACTTTGATTACCGCTGCCGGTGGTTCTGTAGTAAATGCAAACTCCGTAGCTTATCACGGTTCAGTAGAAACTTCAATCACCGATTCAAACGTTATCGCAATCTTCGATAGCATCTACAAAGCCATCCCTGCTCAAGTAGTAGATAAGGATGACGTAGCTATCTTCTGCGGCATGGACGTATTCCGCACCTATACCGTTAAGCTGAAGAACAGTAACCTGTTCCATTATCAGTACGATGGTAAGGCTAACGCTGAGTTCTTCCTCCCAGGTACAAACGTTAAGGTTATTGCCGTACAGGGTCTGAATGGTAGCGGTAAGATTGTAGCTGCACGTATCAGCAACTTCTTTATCGGTACTGACCTTTTGAACGAAGAAGAAAGATTTGAAATCTTCTACGCAAAAGAGGCTGACCAAGTT